GAAGGCCATAGAGGCAAGGAGAAGCAAAATGAGGCTTATAGAAAAGGAAATAGCAAACTTAAGTTCCCAGATGGGAAACATAATAAAACCCCTAGTATTGCTGTTGATATCGCTCCCTATCCTGTTGATTGGTCTGATAGGGACAGGTTTCATTACTTTGGCGGATATGTGCTTGGAATTGCTAGACAGATGGGACTAAATATAAGATGGGGAGGGGACTGGGATCAAGATACCCAGACCAAAGATAATAAATTTGATGATCTAGTTCATTTTGAAATAAAGGAGTAGAAAATGGCTAAAGAGAAGAAAGCAGTGAAAGCTGTAAAAAAAGTTGCAAAGAAAGTTAAAAAAGAAGCCCCTAAGGTTGTACGTGGTACGTACTCTATTAGAGGTAAGTAACTTTTATTTGTGAGATACGAAATAGTATCTGGAAAAGAATACCCAGTTTATTCACGAGAAGAAGCGGATGAGCTGGGTTTGTCGTATAAGCATCCTTTTGAAACTTTAGAGGGTGAGTACGGCATATCCCACGAAGGTGAGGTAGCTATATGCTTAAAGAGATCTACTATGAATAATGGTAGATTGAGCGTTAAATATCCCTGGGGGCCATCTTTTGTTAATAATAAAGAAGAAGAGATCAGGTCTGAGGGTCGTATAAACAATTACACTATAAGTGGTAAGAATAATCGTGGTAAGCATGTAAAGAGTAATTCCAACTACCAAAAGTTAGCACACCTAATGGCACAGCCTGGAATGACGAAGGCTGCTGCAATTCAAATGGTATTCGGTAGTATACCTAATAATAAGAAATATTCAATAAGAAAAACTATGAAAATGGAGGTCTTTAGAACTATGACCAGAGATGAACTTGATAAGATAGTAGAGGAATTCCCTATTGGGAAGATGGACACAGCAAAGGCACTAGCTGCAGTACTCGATAAGGTAATGGATTGGGATGGCGACGAAATGGGCCAAAAAGGAGATCCCAAGATAGCTATGACAGTACTGGACAAATTGATGGATATGAATGACATGAAGGGTAAAGGTAAAGTCATTACTACTAAGCAGATAGAGGCTTCTACCGTAGAAAGTACTTTAGCTGATATCCAAGAGAAAAAGAAGATGTTTAAAGCAATCCAAACGGAGGAAAAGAATGAGTTGGCAGAGACAGCAGAAAAAGAAGAAGAAAAACAAGAAGAAGTATAAAAATGGAAACAATTCTAGCAAAAAATCTAGAAAGTACTCAAAGTCCTGATTATGAATCAGCCTATGCTCTTGAGAGAGAGAAAGCTGGATTCAAGAAAGATATGGGGTGGTTTGGAAAGTATTGCTTTCCTAAGGCACTAGCTAAAGAAACCCCTCCTTTTCATAGGGATATCTATAAGTTTCTAAAGGATGATGAAACAAAGCGTGTTCTTATTGCAGCTCCTCGTGGAACTGCTAAGAGTACTGTGTGTTCTCTTATCTTTCCTTTATACAAGATAGCTCATAAGCAACCTGATGAGGACTTATTTATAGTTATTGTGTCTGAGTCTCAAGCTCAGTCTATTAACTTCCTATCTCGTATAAAGTACCACTTAGACCATAGTGAGAACTTTAGATCTATATTTGGTGACTTTAGTTCTACTACTGCGAGGAGATGGACTGGTACTGATATTGTATTAAAGAATGGTACTCGTATTGTTGCTGTGGGTACAGGACAGAGAGTACGTGGATTTATTGAGGGTGATACTAGACCTAATGTTATTATTGTTGATGACTTCGAATCTGAATTGAATGCCTTTACCCCAGAGGGTAGAACTAAAAACCGTAAATGGATGACAGAAGCTGTAATTCCATCCTTATCTGATGATGGTAGAATAATTATGATTGGTACTGTGATTTCTGAAGATTGTTTCTTATATTGGGCTAAAGACAGTCCCACCTGGGAAACACTTTGGTATAGTATCTGGGATGATGATGAGAAGAGTATATGGCCTGAGAGGTTTCCTAAAGATAGGATACTGCAAATAAAGAGCGAGTTTGAGAGCGTTGGTAATATTAATGGATTCTATCAGGAATACATGAATATAGCTCAATCTCCTGATGATGCTCCATTTAAACCAGACTATATACAATTACATCATTATGACTTTGAAAGAATTAACGGCCAACCTTGTTTGGTAAGGGAAATTGCAGATGAGAAAAAAATCATACCCGTCGAGCTCTATACTGGAGTTGATCCTGCATCTAGTCTTAGTGCCCGTGCTGACTATTTTGTTATTGCTACCGTTGCTATTGATGCTAATAATAATAAGTACATTGTCGACATTTTTAGGGAAAGACTCGATCCTGCGAGACAACCTCAGAAAATTATTGATATTTATGAGAGATATCGTCCAAAAAGAATGAAGATAGAAACCGTTGCATACCAGGAGGCTTTACGTAGTGCAACTAGAGCATTAATGCTTGAGAAGAACTTATATATACCAGGACTAGAAAAAGGTGTAAAACCACGAAACCGAAAAAGTGAGAGATTACTATCATTAGTACCCATATTTGCTAAGGGAGAGTTTTTCTTTAGAACACAAGACCTCTCAGCACAACAGGAGTTCCTTTCTTACCCAAGAGGCAAGAACGATGATATCATGGATGCTGTATGGACAGCACTTGAAGGAGCAAAGCCATGTAGGGTTAAAAAGGATGAATTTGACCCTGAAGCAAAACTTGAAGTAAAAAGCAATATAATACTTGACTGGTTAACTATGTAGGTATTAAGTTTAAATGATGGCTTACTCTTCAAAATCACAGAAAACAGGCAAAAAACTCGTTGATGAGACTCAACAGTTATTTAAAACGTACTCTCAAAAGCGTGAAACTTGGGCAAATAATGCCCAGGAAGACAGAGAATTTAGGCTAGGAAAGCAATGGTCGTCCGAGCAAAAGCGTATCCTAGAAGAGAGAGGTCAGGCTGCATTAGTAGTCAATCGTATTCATCCAGCAGTCGAAGCAGCAAAAGCTTTAATCACTGCAAATAAACCACAGTTCAGAGTATCCCCTAGGGAAGATAGTGATAATCAAGTAGCTCAGGCTATGAATGGTTTATTAGAGTATGTATGGCAAATTTCTGAGGGTAATAGCGTTATAAGAAGAGTAGTAGATGATTATTATGTAACTGGTCTTGGAGCAGCACTTGTTTCTATAGATCCAATGATGGATATGGGTAAGGGTGAAGTTTGTATTCATGATGTAGACCCTCTTGATATTTATATAGACCCTAACTCTAGGCATCCATTCGCAGATGATGCTGAAAATATTATTATATCCAGACTCTATACAAAAGAGCAGGCTAAATCTTTATATCCATTGTATAAGAAAGCAATTAAAAATGCTGCTACAGAAACAAATTTATCAGATAGACCTTCAACAGGAAGAGAAGATGATGGTGAAGTATCTTGGCCTGAAGATTCAACTACTCAAACAATAGTTAGTTTTGGTGAAAGCGATGAATATGTAAGAGGATATGAAAGATACTATCCTATTATGGTAGATTATTATAGAGTATTTGAGAGCATGACTGGTGATGAGGATCTATTAACAGAGGATGAGTATAGAGAGTATTTACAACAACCTGCTTGGAATATTGATGGTCAAATAATAACTGAACCAGAGCAGGCAAAGTCTATAATACAACAGATTGAACAGGTTTACCAGCAACAACTGGCAGAGGGAAGAGAACAGGGCAACCTAGAGCTTCCAGAAAAACCAGAAGTTCAAGAAATGACTTTTGCTGATTTAGTTCAAATGGGAGCGATAGATAGCGTTATTGTTCCTACTAAGAGAATTAAACAGTGTGTAATTATGGGCGATAAACATCTCTACTCTCGTATCCTCCCTGTAGACAAGTACCCGCTTGTATTCTTCATGAATCAGCATACCAGAACCCCCTATCCTATGTCAGATGTTCGTATGGTGAAAGGTATGCAAGAATACATCAATAAAACGAGAAGTTTGATTATCGCCCACGCTACTACTAGCACTAATACAAAAATTTTAATACCATCAGGTTCGGTAGATATGAGGGAGTTCGAGCAGAAATGGGCCCAGCCTGGAGTAGCCATCGAGGTTGATTTTGATCAAGGGCAGCCAACACCAGTTCAGCCAACTCCCTTG